CCCCTTCGTTTCTCGTTTGTAACATGACTTCATTCGCTTGTATTTCGTGAAGAGCGTTTAACTCCTCTTCAGCTATCTTGATCGTCTCTTTAAGTTCTTCGTTTTTCTTCTTCAACGCTTCTTCCGTAGCTTCGAACTGTTCTAACTCCTTTCTACTTGCTAACCGGCTTTTTGATAACCGTTTAGACAGTTTACTCACTAGTTAATCCGCCTTCCTAATCGTATAAATCTCGCCTTCTTTATCGATTATTTCGTACCCTTCTTCGTAAACCTCGTTAAATAAGTTTAATTTAGTCATTCAGAAATTCCTCCTCGTAAATTTCGTAAGCGTGCCCGTAGTTGGTCCAATTATCGACGCCTGCTGCTTCTAAGCAATAAAGCCATTGTGACTGCTCGATTAAATCTTCGTACTCGCTTCTCGGAATAGTAATCGTTTCTTGGTCCATTTAAGCTCCTCCGTTTATTTCTATTTTTATCGTCCTTCTATCGTGAAGTGGGTCGGCTGCTCTTACAATATCTGTTACCTTATCGATATTTCCTTCTACATACGCTAATTCCCTGAGGACAGATTCTTTAAGTTTTCTTCGATCCAACTCCCTTAGAAGCTCCTCGTCTGTATAATGATCTAATAAATTCCTCACTTACTTCTCCTCCTCTATTATTGAAATAACGAAAAAGTTTTCGGCTTTCGATCGGTCGTAATCTTGCATTTGTTGAACGAATCCTATAAACTCCGGATCAACCTCGCCGAACTCTAAAATAATGGCCATAATAGATTCGCTATTTCCGAAGTCATCGGAGAATTCCGTTTCAATCCGCCCTCCATTTTCCTTCGCTGCTTCGAACATTTTATCGATGCCTATTTCGTCTTCTACGATCATTGCTGCGTAATCTCCGTCGCCTCGGACGTAGAGGATTGTAGTTTTAGACAATATCTTCGCCTCCTAATTCGTACCATTTCGTCAATCCGCGCCAAACCATTCGTCCTCGTCCACCATTTCGGCCCATCTTTCCGGATATATTTCAATGTCAGACTTGACCGGAACAACCAATTCTACGGAATTAGTCATTGTATCGCGTATTTCATATAACGCTTCTCTCGATATATCTTCCGGACAATCAAAGATAAGCTCGTCGTGAACTTGTAAAATAATTTGCGAGTCATACTTCGGAAGAACTTCCTGCAAGTCTACGATAGCTTTCTTTAACATCGTTCCTGCCGTAGCTTGGATCGGAAAGTTACCGGCCATTCTATCGGCACTGAAATGTTTATATCGGTCTTTATCTTTATATATGCGTTGTAACCTACGCTTCCTTCCGAACATGTCGAGAACATACCCTCGTTTTCTCGCGATCCTTTTCTGCTCGTCCATATACGTCGAGATTCCCGGATAACCTTTAAAATAGTTATCGATTATTTGTTGCGCTTCGTTTTTCGTTATATCTAACGTATCGGAAAGACCTTTCGCACTCATTCCGTACACGATCCCGAAGTTTACCGTCTTGGCTTGCTTACGCAACTTCTGGCACTCGTGTCCGTCTGTATCCTTGTCCTTTTCGATCTCTTCATACGTATATTTTCCGTTCGAGATCATCGATGCCGTTGTCGAGTGAATGTCGCGCCCTTCTTTAAAAGCACGTATAAGAACTTTTTCGTTCGCTAGGTGCGCTAGGACGCGTAATTCTATCTGCGAAAAGTCCATCGACACAAGGATTCGTCCTTCGTCTGCAGTAAACAACTTTCGAACCTCCGGACGTTTAGCCGGAATTTGTTGCGTGTTAGGGTCTTTACAAGTAAACCTTCCGGTATCTGCTCCGAGAGTGTTATGCCAAGGGTGAATCTTGCCGTCACCTTTAACCTCGTAAGGAAGCTTTTTTGTAAATGATTGACGCAGCTTTCCGACCTCTCTATATTCGAGAATCTTCGGTATGACTTCGTGTTCCTTCTTTAACTTCTTTAAAACCTTTACGCCCGTTGATCCGTTAGCAATGTCCGGAAGCTTTAAATCTTCGAATAGTTTCCGTTTCATTTGAGCCGGAGAATTAAGGTTAATCTCTTCGCCAAACAATCGGTCAATATCCTCTTTAAGTTTCGCTTCCTCTTCCGCAAATTTCGAATCTAACTTTTTCGCTTGCTCTACGTCAAACCCGATTCCTTTTAAATCCGAATGAATGAACGTTCTTGCTACTGGCATTTCTTTGTCGAATAGAAGCCGTTTTAACCTTCTCAAGTCGTCCCTGCGGTTGAAATGTTTCATTGCCCAGTGATATAATTTAAGCGTCTTCTCCGTGTCTCCTGCTGCGTATACTAAAGCTACGTCTAAAGGCACTTCGTTGAACGGTGTTTTTCCGAACAATTCGTCGAAGTTATCGGAAGGCTCTTGTAGCCAATCCGTAATAAGGTCTTTCAATCTATGCGACCTATTTTCGTCTAGTAAACGAGCCATGATCCGTGTATCTGCTACCAGTCCGTCTACTAAATTAACTCCGTATTTAACGTAGAACCATTTACAGTCGAATGGGGCGTTGTGCATAACACTATCTGAATCCTCTAGTGCCGGCTTTAAATATTCCATAACCGCCTTGTCGTCCATTCCCGTACTTTCTACGTGATTTAAAGGTACGTAATAGTGGTATCGGGAGGTACTGACGGAGAAACCCGCCATCTCCCCTTTCCACGGATCGAGTGCTCCGTCGTCAACTTCTTCTCCGAAAGTCTCGCAATCAATCGCTATCAGTTCGCTGGAAGTTACTCCGGACTTCAAGGATTCTAACGCTAAATGGTTGTCTACGAGAACGTAATTATCCGGAGTGTTATCGACCATTTCCTGCAACAACCGTCCTCGATTACGTTCCATAAGAACTTTATATAATCGAAGTGCCTCCGCCTTTGAGAACTTGCCTTGTCGCATGCCTTCCGGAACGGGTTCCCGCCCTAATTCTCCGGCTTCCATTGCCGCCTTAACTTCGAGCAGGCGTTCTTGGTCTTTATCGGAATTCTTCATGGCGAGAATCCGCGCCCAAGCTTCTTCTAACGTTTCGTTTGCGCTGGACTTGCGTTTTGCTGCGTCTTTAATCCGTTCCTTCGTCTCTTCTTTCGGCTCGCTGCCTTCTAGCCGGATTTCTCCGAGGTTTATTCCGCCGGTACCTTTCTTCGCCATTTATACGAAACCCTCCTTCCGTGCTTCGCTCGACTACAAAATCGAAGTAATTCGTTTATGAAAGTATTCTTCTGCGTATTTATCGGCGTTATCCGTAAAATGCTCGTTGAAACATAATTCGTCGCAGAAATACTCTTCTCTAAGTTCGTCGTAAAATTCTACGTTAGGAGTGTGGCAGGCGGCGCATCTTATCGCCCCTGCGTCTCCTTTGAAGAATGGCCGTCCCATTGTTATTTCCGATCCTTTCTGTCCTTCGCCTTTGCTACGAGTTCGGAGTAATGCGTTCTTCCTAGGAAAGTTCCGTCTGCTGCTCTCGGGTGTTTATATAAGATTGCCGTTCCTTCAACCGAAACAACCTCGACAACCTCTTCGGGCATAGCCCCATTTTGATCTTCGGTAATTCGTACGAGATCGCCCGGCTCGATGCTTGTTTCGTCCGTTTTCGCCTCTACTTCGCCTGTTCCCTCGTCTACTTCTTCGCCAGAAAGGATTTCAAGCTCGTCTGGATCAGCGAACCATGGATAATGGTCCGGTAAGTCTACGATAATAGCTACGTCGTCATCTTTTCTCATTACGACAGATACCGTACCGACACCTCCATTCGATGCATCTCCCCAACCGTATCTCGGAATTTCGTCAGCAGGGACGTTCAATCTTACTCGTGTTCCTTCTGGAAATTTCTCTTTCATAGCTTCTAACTTGCTCGCATAAACTTCGTACTTTTCGTCCTCTCGACCACTTAATATGAACGTTCTAAATCCGTTATCATCGTTCACTACTAAATCGCCTACGGAATCGACTTCGAGGACTTTATAGATTTTTCCTACGGTAAGGCTATCGTCGTCGAAAGTCTTCGTAAGTTTGACGTAATCTCCTGCATTCGGCTTTATTGATTGCATATCTTCCTCGGATTCCACTTTAACTACTTCGAGCTGTTCCGGCTTTGCATATCCGTAATCATGGAAGTCCGGATTGTAGATCTTAATTACGCCTTCTACGGGGTGTTTCGGGTCTGTATCAACAACCTCGTAAATTTCTCCGTTCTCATAGCCGTTCAACGGGAACATGCCTCCGCCTTCAAGCAACCGGACTTCATCGCCTACTTTAATGTCTTCTGCTTTCCGGTAGAAATTGAAGTTATCTTTATGTCTAAATCCGTCCTCGTGTCCGACTTCAACGTCTATTTCCTCAAGAACGTCCGTTACGACATAAAATTCGCCATTTCTTAACGTAAATTCCGGCCCGCCAATTCGTTGTGCGAGATCGCCAACTTTCGGCTCGTTATTTTCTACGAGCACATAATTTTCTCCGTTATGCACCACTTTCGTAATATTTCCGTCTTTCATATCGATAACATTTACGTTTTCTAATGCGTTCGCCATTATTCAACCGCCTCCTCAATTATTTCCGTAGCTTCCCCGCCTGCCAACGTAATCCAACGTTTCGCAGCCGTTTGATCTGACGCCCAATATTCCTTTAACTCCGTATTTTCGAATAAATAGACCGTCTCGTTCTCGACCGCAGCAATATAGTCGCAATCCTCTACGCTATAAGGCTCGCCTTTTCCGTTGGTAGTATAGACAACCAACTCGTTATTACGGTCTTCTCTTCTCCGAATTGTCTTTACTTGGATCGTCTTAAACTCGCCATTAATCGGGTCTTTTGCAACTAAGTCGTAAACCTCTGCGGCAAACGGAAAGGATACTTCCCAGCCCGTATTTAATAACGCCCTTGCCGCAGTAAGTTCGGAAACAGTTCCTTTGACTTGCGTTTCATGTGCCGATTTCATCGCCTCCCTTCTACTGAATCTTCGATGCGTTAACCTTCGTTGTTTTTCGTTAGGGTTCGTCAGAACGGCAAATCCGAGTCCTCAATGTCGATAGGCTCTCCGTTATTCTCGATCGGCTTCGCTTCTTCGCCGCCTTCGCTATCCTCGCTATCCCCGTCCGCTTTAGGAACGTCATAGCCAATTTTCGTAACGTCAAATCCTACTTCGTGAAGCTTTTTCACCTGTTCTTCGTCGTCCATTTCGTAAACAACGCCTTCAAATAGCGAGAAGTCGAACTCTTTCGGAGCATTTTCGAAATTCTTCTGCTGCTCTTCCGTTAAATCTTCTTCCGGAAAGGCAATTGGCATCATACTAACGACCGTGTTCGTACTAGAGCCTTCCTTCGAAAGTTCAAACGCCATTCGATCGAGTCTTTTCTCGTATTTGTCAATCGCATCTTGAATAACTTTCGCCTGCTTTTTCGTAAAGTCAATAATGATCTGTTCCCCGGAAGTTAGGTCGTAGAATCCGTAAGAACCTCGTAATTTAGGCATGTATTTATACGCTTCCGTCGAATGTTTATCTTGGAACTTCTCCGATTTATCTGCGTGATATTTCCACGCCTTATCCCATGGCGTCAAATCCTCTACCGGATACCCTTTCTTAGATTTCTTCGAAGGATTTTTCGCTGCAAACGTATATACTTGCGGCTTATACATTCCGTAGCCGTAGTACGACATTTTTGCGTTTTTGTCGATTACTTTTACGTAAAGAGTCGTTCCGGAGGATAAAGACGTAAAGTTATTTTCGGGTTGGTTCGTTTCCTCTTCACGAAAATCTTCTGCGTCTGCTCCGATTTTAAAGTTACTCATACTTATTTCGTCCCCTTTCGGAATTTTGTTTTGGTTGGCGACCTTCAACCCGCTCGCGATGCCAGTATTTCGAATACCCATGCGCTTGGTACGCCACGCTTTCGCCCCCGTCGAGGCTACTTGCGCCATTTCCAATAGGCGGGCGCATTTCGCTACTCTACCGACGCGGAATGAAGGTTCGCCTTCGGCTTTTTCATTACTGGAACGTTAGCTAACCCGTGCTTGCGGTTAAATCCCTCGCGATCCCTCGGTGCGTGGAATGCCTACTACACGGACGTTCCCTTCTTCGGGTCCTCGGATCAGCCCGTACGCTGCCAATCCTCCGCCCGAAACAACACACGAACGGGTCGGTTTAAATTGCGTTTTCAGCGTTCGTATGTTGTTGCGGACGGGCGAGCGTTAGATGTCTCACTCCGCCTCTCCCCAAAATAAATCAATAACCGATATTATAGTTAATAGAACCGCTATTACGATATATTCATGTGCAAGAGCGATCCCGGCTAGAATCGAAAACAATATTGAAGACGCTTTATGATATCCCTTCACGTCAAACATCAACTCCATAACGCTTTCCTGCGTACTTAATCATCGTAATTTCGTTCTCTATTTCGGACTTCTTACGAACGGCCTCGGAGAGCTTTTCGCTGATTCTCGCCTTCGTGTTCGGATTACGCGCCTTCAAGAAGTTAAGCTGGCATTCCGCAACTTCGATCTCCGCTTTTCGTAACTTTCGTCCGTAATCGTCAACTAACTTCGAAACTTCTTTCGTAATGTTTTCGGCGATCCCTTTAATATACGGATTGTCTTTCTTGTGCGGTTTTACCGTTACGATCTTTTCTCCGTCCATAACGATCTTCATGTTCTCCGTAAGGAAAACCGGCAATCCACTTTCGTCCTCAATCTCGACGCCTTTTGCGTTCTTGATCGATTCTTTAACCCACGCAATTCCGGCGTCATCTGACGTAATTCCTACTCGCTGTCTTAGGCGTTCCCTTGCGTGGCTTGTTAATCGTAAATCCATCGAAGTATATAACCGTTTCCTATCCCGCAACTTCAACCCAATCGAACTCCTTTCAACGTTAGTCTTACGTAATCTAATTTATCCTCGTATTCTTCGAATTTACCGTTATATTCGACTTCGGCTTGTACCTTCGTTGCTCGTTCAATTTCGTCATTAATTCGTTTAGTTTCGTTATTTAATCCGTACATTTAGAACCTCGCTTCCTTGAATCCGCCCGCAGCCGAATTTTAGAGTTAAAATATTGATTTCAATTGTGAATTATGTTACCCTTTATTTAGATGAAGTGCGTATTATTCTTCGTAAACTAATCCGGAACAAATAAGTACACACTTCGTCTATATTCGTCGTTAAACGTTAGCCAAGCGTTTTTGACATTCGGTCTTAAAGCGTGTGATCGATCTTCGGTGAGATTCCGATTTACCTCCGAAACGCTGCGCCAACAGCTCGGAGATAGAAGTATCGTTTGCGCCTTTCGACCATTCCAACAAGATAGTTTCTTTAAAAGAATCGCCTTGCGCCAACAGGGCGATTTTTTCTTTGAATAATATTTCGTCTTCTACGTTTTCTTTTGCTTCGAACTGCCAACCGAGTGAATCTTCATCAGCGCCAACTGACGAGGATTCTTCCATTGCGTTCATTGATACGTACGATTCTTGAAACTCTTTATTACGCCTAATGTATCTAGCTTTGTACTTCGATACCACGGCTTTAACTGCGCTTAGAAAATCGTGTTTATTAACATCGAATGTTTTTACGTGCCTCTCTAACTCTCTTAATACTACACAATCGAAACTTGCAAAGTCTTCCATGAGTCTTTCCATTTCCCTTGAGGCTCTTTCTAGTATCGGAGAAACCTCTTTGTAAATTCCATCTAAAGCCAACTCATTTCCGTGCTTATACTCATGCACAAGATTATTTAGTTTTTCTCTTTCCAATTTTCTTCTCCTCTCGTTTTGCCTTATACTATCTAGTATGACAAAACTTGTTGTTTTTGGGACATTTTTCTAAAACTTTTTTAAGTTTATTAGAATCGTGTCGATTTATGTCCTTTTTGATTTCGTATACGATCATACACCTAAAGAGCACTAAAGTAAACAAATTAATTATGAACCTTTTGTGAACTTTTTATTATTTACTCTATATTCGCGTTTACATATGTACTGTTTTAGGGTATATTAATAGTATATTTTGTTTGTTTTTAATAATTCGAGAAGGAGTACACGCAGCTATGATAAGTTATAATCCATTGAAGATAACGTTAATTGAAAACGGAAAAGAGATGAAAGACCTCGAAAATAATAACGGAGGAATCTTGAACAAAAGAACGGTTTCCAGATTACGTCATCACAAGCCGGTCAATATTACGACATTGGAACGCGTCTGTTTATACCTTAACGTACCTATCGAGAAGGTTGTCGAAATTAAGCCCGATTAATTCCTCGCTAACATTCTCAAGTCTTTCTCCGGAAACATGCGCTTCGTTTGCATCTTTATACCCTTCCGGAATTTCTTTCGTTTTTAGCCGCACATACCCTGCCATAGCTTCGGTAAGTTGACGTTTAATCTTTCGTCCGGCAGCATCATTGTCCGTAGAAATTATAAGTGTTTCGATCGGACTTTTTCGGATAATATCCACTTGCTTGTCCGAAAGAGAAGCACTACCTAACGCTATGGCTGGCGTTCTAGCACTCCACCAACTCATCGCATCGATTTCCGCCTCACTTACAACGACCTCTTTTAGTCCGTACTTATATACCTTATCTATTCCGAATACTAGCGACCTAATCGGCGCTCCATTCCGCCTGTACCAGAACGCCTTTCCTCGTACTTTCCGAAACTTATAATTCGCTAGAGAGCCGTTTGGATAGCGCCAAGGAATGACGATTGCTTTGTCTGCTTTCGAATAGCCCACGCCAAAGAACCGTTGCACCTTTTCCGGAATTCCCCGCTGACGTTCTAGGTACGGGTGACGGAATTGGTACTCGGCTAATTCTTCTTCTGTTAACGTTATATGTCGGGTTTTAGTCGAAATCTCGACCGGAGGTAGTTCAATTTCGTTTCCTGCGAATTTTTCATGATAGCCAAACCTTTTTAGTAGATATTCGCAAGCCTCTTCGTAGGTTTCGTTTCGTAGGAATGCTAGGAGTTTCGGCAGGTTCCCGGATTCCCATTCCGGGTCATATGCTCCGGAGTCTCCCCAAGTACCTGCGTAATCTCCTGTGAGATTGACGAAGAATGACGGTGTAGAATCGTATCGAAACGGGGAAGCTGCGATTAATTTGTCTTCCGTCCACCGAGGACGAACCCAAGTAAAATCTTCCAACAATTCCATTATATCAACGTTAACTAATTTATGGTAGACCTTCACTTCTGCCAATTCCTTCCACTCCCTTTGCAATCTCTTTACAATGCTGTTTCAAAGACGTTCCTATTATTAAAATTTATTTACATAAAAGGGGACTTATTATCCAATTTATTCGTCAATATTAATTATATTTTGTCCATCAATAAATACCATAATCCTATTTATAGGTCCATATCCAGTGTTTATTGTAGCAGGTACTATTTCGATCTCTCCGCTTACGATCATTTCTTCTAGTGCTTCTTTTAAATCGTCTTTATTCATTACCTCGTCCCCTTTCTAAAATTCGTCAATCGCTGCGAACAATTCCGCCTCGTCTATCGACAACTCTTCGATAATTCCGTATTGCGGAAGGTAAATAATTTCCCCGTATTCTCCTTCTCCGCCTTCTCTTCCCTTATTCAATCCGACCATTCCTCGACCGTCCTTGTAGTTTGTATCTATCGCAATTAACAACGCAGCATCTTCGAGCAATTGACTCGTTTTCTTTACGTCTTTTCTTTCCGGAAGCTTAATCTCACGGCTGCCTGCTTCGTCAATTTCCTCGTCCGTCTCATCGGCTTGTGTGATCGCAAATACTACTACGTCCATGGAGCCGGACAGCCTCCGTAGTTTCTTTGACGTATTCTCCGCATCTCCTCCGGTCTTGCGAGAAGTATTCGCTTCATAGTCGAGGTAATAGAACGGATCAATGACGACAACATCAGCTTCCGTTTGGATTATGTCGGATTCTAAGGCGTTCAAGCTTCGGTCGGAGAAGTCTTCGTCATCTACACCTCGTACGATAATATTTCCGTCCAATAGCTCGTTCATTTGCTCCAAGAATTCGAAAAACCTATCTTCGAAGTCTTCGTTAAGCTGTCCGTTTCTTATGTCGCGGGAATTAAAACCTACGTCCATGTTTACGCCTTTTACTTCGGTTGTTCCTACGCCCCCTACAATTCGAGAGTAGTACGTAAAGATTCGAACAAATAGCTCGTACCAGCCCATTTCCATTGCCCAGATAAGCACCGTAGCGCCTTGCATCGCTAGATTAATAGCCTCCATTAGAGTAACTGCTGATTTTCCGCGCCCGGACTTTCCATACGGCACGTAAATGTTTGACGAAACATACCCGCCTGCTGTTTCGTTAATAAAGCTAAACCAACTCTTCCATACGCGATAGGATTCTCCGGCCTTTCTACGTTCGTACTCTTCCTTTATTTTCTTTGCGTCTCTTTTTAAGTCCGTTCCTACTCTTTCCCGAACGCTTGTTCTCATTCTAATATATTCCAATTCCGAAATCAAGTCGGAAATTGCTTCGTCCCCATGTTTTTCGTTTATAAGTTCGTTAACCGTGGGCTGTGTCGGCCTTCCTTTGTCGTCCGGATTGCCGTGAAATAATTCGACGACTTTCATTTTTGCAGAATACGACTTAATCTCGTTAGCAAGGTATCGATAAGAGTCCGTAACCCCTTCTCGGTAATAAAAGTCCGGTACGCGCTCGATAACAGTTCGAAAGTCTGGCGTTCGCCCGCCGTTTTGCTTCGCGTAGTCCGTAATGAATCGATATGCTTGCTTTTCAACCTTCGTCGGAAAGTCCGATTCTTTTACGTTGAACTCGCGAACAGGGCGAATATTTCCGTCATCTAATAGCTTCGATAGGAACGATTCTCCATACGCTGGCATTTAGTCGCCTCCTTCCGGCATGTCTTCTTCCGGCATGTCTTCTGTCATATACCGTAATTGCTGCTTATACTCTTCGACTTCCTCTTCGGTTCCGTGCTCTAACGCCCAGCTTAGCGCACTTAGTAGCGCATTAATGTTCGTTTGTTCCAATTCGTCTTCCATCGTTTTATAAAGTATTGAGCGTTCTAACTCCTCGACCTGTTCTTCGATAGACTCCGCAATTTCCGGCATGTCTGCCAAGGTTTTACTATACTTCGGAAACAACGGCAAAGAAAGCCAGTCTTCCGAAATCCAGCCGGTTCTTCCTTCGAGCTTGTACCGATGCATTTCGTCCTCGTAATCGAACAGTACGTCAGTGATCCGGTACAAAGGCGGTGATTGATCGAACTCGTCGCCTTCTAACATTTCGGTGTACGGATTGAAGATGTGAACCTCGTCTCCCTCGTAGAACATCGGCAAATCTTCGTTCCCACTGCTACTAAGCTCCGAAGAAATCCATACGAAATTCTTTTCCATTTCTTTCTCTCGTTTTCTTTTCTTCGTGTATTCGTAAGCTGCATACGCAGTTAAGGCGAAAGCTGCCCCAGCCATTAGTTTAAACTTTCTTCCGTTCGTCTCTTTCATACCCTTCGTGCTCCTCTCTTCGACTCCCCTCCGAAATGGATCGGCTCGGTTAAGTCTTTAATCCTGTCCGGCAATCGTTCGTCATTAAACACGTCTTTAAGCTCTTCTATCGGCAAGTTGGACGTATAAACCGTCGGCAACTGATTCGTAACGCGGTGATTGATAACGGAATGTAGGTCGTCCTTGAACGGCTCCGACGCTTTCCGCGTACCTATATCGTCAATCACTACGAAATCCGTATGCTTGCCGTATTCCATTGCATTGTAATATCTTCTGGACGCAGGCTCCGCAATATCTTCCGGAACTCTTGGTCGGTTGAACGTATTGTAATCCGTTTGAAGTGCGTTGGCGTCAAGGAAATAACATGGACGTTGTTTTGGAGTTTGCCTTCGTTTTAATGTTCCGATATAGTACGCCAATAAATACTCGTTCAATAAGGCGGCTGCGGTCGTTGTCTTCCCCGTTCCCGGCGACTCGCTCCAAAGGTACAGCGACTTGATCCGTACTTCATTCTCCGTCTTTCCTTCGTCTAAAAGGCGTTTCTGCTCGTCGTCAAACGTCTTTTCGAAAGACTTTACGTAAGATTCCATCGCTCTATATATTTGCTGCTGCGAATCTTTTGCCGGGGAATCAGCCAACAAAGTTCCGCGATAATCTTTCGGAACTTCCGCGCTTGCAATCCGCCCTCCATTTCCGTCGTGTCCGTGGAGTCCGATGTATAGCGGGTTTAATGGCGAACAGAATTCCGGTTTAATATTCCGTAGTAAGCAGTTGTGATCCAATCCTCGATTCCTCCTTTAGTCGGACGTAGCCGTTATTAGTATTACAACGAACGTAATTACAACTCCGAGAATAAGACCTCCGAAAAAGCTCGGAGCATGAAGCGCAAATTCGATCATTTAGAACCACTCCTCTAATTCCGTAATATTTTCGCCTAAATCCGAACGTTCCGCAATTTCCGAACGTTTTCGTTTTTCATCGACTTCTTCGTTAGCTTTCGTCCAATACTTGTCCATAAAGCCCTTCATAAATCCGAAAGTAGGGTACGGATACTTCTCCGGATCGGACGTAAAGTATTCGTTCCAGCAAATCTCGATGAATTTCCGAACAACTTCCGGCCCTCGCTTATCTAACTCGTGCTTAATCATTCCTTTTTCGGCTGACCAACGTTTAGACCTCGGTCCTTTTCCTCCGGGAACGTATTCTTTTCCATATCTTCGATCTGTTTCGTCGATCAAGAACGCGTGTACAGTCGTTGTATTCCATTTATCGATCGGCAGATTGCGCCAGTCCTTCGCTTTTATTTTCGTCATTCCGCATCGTCCTTTCTCTTAATAAATCATCAATAAATCATCGCCCGATATGCAGCCGTAACTAACAGCGTAAACAATTCGAAGGTTAGTAGAAATTCGCGGGTATCTGCGTATAGTTGGATTAGTTCGCTCATTCTGGCACGTCCTTGTACGTAACTGTAAAATCGATCGTTTCGTCTGCTCCGTGTTCTCCCATGCACGAGATATATCCGAAATAATCTCCGGGATAGACTTCGAGTATTTCATTGCCACATATCGGACAATATTTCCAATTCCGCACCTCGTCGTCATGAAATACGTAATAGAATTCGCGATTCACCATATTTCCTCCAATTCGGCTTTTAAAGCGCGAGTATACTCCATTTCGGAGTTTAAAGTTGATTCTAATTCCTCGATTATCGAGTTTTTATCTTCTATATCCAATACTAGGTCTGCTATGTCCTCCGTTAAATCGTCCTCGACATATTCAATCCGGTCAATCTCCGCGTCCCTGTTCTCCACTTCTTTCCGCAAGTATTCGATTTCTTCCAACAACTTCGGAATGTCTTGGCGAGCATGGGCTATGAATTCTGCGTCATTCTCTCCGTAGACATCGGCAACGGATTCTCCATATCCTTCCGGGTGAGTTCCATCTAAGGTGATGACGTATCCCCCGTCAACGTTAATCCATTCACCTTCCGTAGCCTTTTCCGCACGTTTTTTAATCTCCGCCAATTCTCCGTTTGTTATCGGTTCACACATTCTCGCAGGCCTCCTTCAATAATTTTACTCCTCTATGGAATGCCCCTTCCGGAATAGGAGATTCGTCTATTTGCGACAATAAAACGGTCGAGGCTAGGTGAAAATCCGATATAATACCCCTTAGCCGATTAATCTCCGCAAGCAACCTCGGAACGTCATCTAACGCCAATTCTGCTACGTGCTGACCGTATTCCTTCGATTCCTCTACGCGAGCTTCGATAGCTTTTAATTCTTCATTCGTCAATGGTTTGTACGCCATATGATTCGCCCTCCTTTACGTTGTGGTACGATCGGTATATTAATTTAATGTCGTCCGCCCCAACCTTGCTTTTATCGAACACTACGTCATGCTTCGTTAGCTTTTGCATACTCAATCGCCCTCTCCCGCAATTCGCCGAGTTTTCTACGTTCCTCTTTTAGCTCATACGACAAGTCAACGATCTCTCCGGCTATCCGTAACATCTCTTCGCCATGGTTCTTAATCATTTGTGAGTGACTCCATACGTGATCCATTCGATCTTCTCCGAATCTGACATACGCTTTTTGAGTTACGGAAGCCTTTGCGTAATGTCTGTATATACGATTCGGAATCGAAATTAAATGCATCACGGCTGCTATTTCGTCATTATATTCGAATCGCTTTTGTCCTAATTCGGACTCAATTTCGTCGATTCTATCCAATATACCTACGTACTCTCTCGTCAATCCTGCTATCGCCAATTCTTCCGGAACTAGCCGGCTTTCTTTTGCTTCGCTCATCTTTTCGAACATCTTATGCGTTCACTCCTTCGATTTTTATTCCGAGCCTGTTTAACGTTCTCTTAATTCCAATTTCCATTCCGTCATAAAACGTTTTGTCCGTAGAGTTTACGGGAGCATCAAAAAACCTTTGGCTAGTTTCAAAATAATACTTTCGAACCTTTTCTTCCGGACTCTTTTCGACCTCATATCCGTAGTGAAGGGCAGCGATAAAATCTTTGTCCGGTATTTCGTTTGCTGCTTCGAAGCTCGGAGAAAGCCATTCGCCGTCGCTTAACTTTTCTTCTATTAATCTATAATTTCGATTCTTTTCGGTAGTATAATCCCACACTTCCTTTAACTCCTCTATTGCTTCCGCCTGCTCTTTCGTCAATATAACTTTTTCCATTTCGAAATTCCTCCTCGGTAATTTTCTTTCGTTCCATTTCGTCAACCTACGTTAACTTACGTTTAGATTACGCCTTACGAGACGCATTTTTATTCTTTTACGGAGATTCATTCGGACAAACTATAAGAATCGCTCACAGACCGTCGTATGAGCCTAATTTCCTTACGTAATTCTTCTAGTGATTCTGCGTTTGAACTCCGCAACCATCTTTCTGCCGTTTTATGCAACGCTGATTCGACGTTAGGGAAGAATCGAGGATTCCGCCACTCATACTTTAATTCGGCAGAGTCGCCTTCTTTCCATTTCGTAGATTTAGTCGGATCGACCGTCACTAATTCGTATACGATAATATTATTTTCGTCCGAAGTGATTTTATATTTCGGATTATCTTCGGGTAGTACGATATTTAACGTCATTATAGAACGACTCCTTCGAAATATAAAACAATTTGTAGTAATGAATTTAATAGTTTCGGAGTGTACTATCATTTCCGAAAGGATAATTTATTTATTGACAATACTAAACCGAACGTAGTGAGGTTTGGGCGAAGCCCGTAGAGTATTTTACAGTCTAGTTCTTAATACAGTATAGTTCTTAAATACAGTATAGTTCGTTCGGTACTTTTAGTTACCTCCCGTTAGTTTTAAATGACTCACTCCCCAGAGGCAATTTTATCAACGACCTCCCTTATAACGTATTTATTCGAGCATTGTCTTCCGTTTTCTGCGTAACGTTTTTTAATATCGATATAACCTAAATCTCGAAGTTTCTGTAGACTCTTCCGTAAAGTATGATCGCTTATTCCCGCCTTCTTTAAAATCGTTTCTCTCGACGGATAACATTCGAAAGTATCGTTGTCGGCATACATACATAGAACGGAGTAAACCGACTTGTCTGCCGCCTTTAAACGATCGTCTTCATAGATAGACTTCGAAACAATAACGAAAGAACCTAGCCTTCCCGCCAAAGTTTTACTCACTTTTTTAGCAACCTCCTTGTTTTTGCCTTACACTTTCTAGTATGACAAAAGGGTCAGATTTTGGGACATTAATTTTAAATTATTTATTTTAGACAAAAAAAAAAGAGCGCCAGACAGTAAATGCCTAGCGCCTTTGACGTTTAAAAAAGTTATTCAACGGACTAAACTTTCGGTGAGCTTCGTCCAGCTCGCTCCCGAACATATTCACGTACTTCCTTACCATATCCATCGTCGAATGCCCTAGAATTTTCTGCAAACTAAACGGGTCCCCGCCATTCTGTACGTACATCTTAGCGAAGGTATGTCGAAATGTGTGCGGACTAACTCGAACGCCAGAAATGTTCGCAGCCTTTGCGTATTTCTTTAGCGCATCTTGCACCGTCCGCCCTTTTATCGGATCGTCGTCCACCGTAATAAATAAGGCGTCCGTTTCCGAATCTCCTCGAACTTTTAAGTATTGCCGTAATACATTGGCGAAATGAGCTTGATATGGGACGTACCGGAAGCTTTGATTCTTTCCGAGTACCCTAAGTAGCCTATCGTCCAAATCCACGTCAGAGAGCCTCAAATCGCATAATTCACGCAATCGAACGCCCGTTTCCAAGAGCAAAAGGATAATCGTATAATCTCGCACGCCCGTAAAGAACTCCGGATTCGGCTGCGCTAGTAATCTAGCAATCTGCGCCTCGGAGAACGTTTGAATAGGATCGGCCTTTGATTCGCCGATTACGAATTCATGGAAGCCGTGCGTTTCGATCACGCCTGTCCGTTCAAGGAAGTTGGCGAAGGCTTTGACGCCCCTTAACGTATTTGCTGCCGAAGAATATTTCAGCCCTTTTTCGTGGACATGGCGATAAACGAACTCTTCGATTGTTTTTCGGCTTATCTCATGTACGCTTAAAGACAGGCCGAGTGCTTCGAGTTCTCTACGCCAATTATTCAGTTTCGAACGATAGAAAGAGATCGTATGCTTCGACCGATTCTTGGACGCGAGGTGAGCGAAGAAATCTTTCGAGTGTTCTTCAAATTCGTTAACTTCTGCGTCGTGATCTTCGTATTTCAAATCCCGAACGTTAACGTCTACCAAGTCCGAAAACGTACGTCTTTTCCCCTTCTGGGAGCCGTGTTCCAAACCAAGCCCGCTCGTTCGCCTTCTCCGTGAATTTCCTCCCTTTTCCAACGAAAAACCGCCTTTCTCACGCAGAGGATTATAGTCCCGTGAAAGGAGAGTCCCTTAACGGCTAATCTTACGGAGAAAGACGGCTGGCTGTCCGACTGTAAAATACGGACGAATCTATGTCTCATGCGGAATTTCGTTCGGGTTTTCCTTCGGAGTTCCCTCCGGAAGCCCTTCGCAGACTGGCGCAAACTTTCTTCGGGATTTTGAGTCCCACGCGTCTGCCAATTCCGCCACACCGGCGT